CCTGATGAACATCCCGATGGATTCGTTACTGGAGCTGGTGGACGAGATCATGGAGATGGACGAGGAGAGAAGGAACCATGGCAAGTAAAACGACAACGTATGAATTACAGGTAAGGCTCGGCGCGAAGACCTCGCCGAGCTGGAAGACCACACTTAAGAAAGCAGAGCAGGGGCTGGAGAGCGTCAATTCGGTCGCGAATAAAATCGTGGCAGGAATTGCCGCGGGCGTAGCTGCGGCGGCTGGAACGGCGACCTACGCGCTCTCGCAGGCGGTCGACACATACACGGAATTCGAACAGGAGATGGCAACGGTACAGTCCATCTCCGGAGCGAACGCGGTACAGTTTGAAGCCATGGAGGAGGCGGCACTTTCTGCCGGCAGGAGTACCATCTACACGGCGGAAGAAGCGGCAAGCGCGCTGGAGTATATGTCGCTTGCCGGATGGAGCGTGGAGGATTCCATCAGCGGGCTGACACCAATCCTGCAGCTTGCGGCGGCAACCGGCGCGGAGTTACAGACCACGAGCGACCTTGTGACGGACTCCATGAGTGCGCTGGGAATCGGGGTGGACGACCTCGATATGTACCTTGACAAGCTCATCGAGAGCAACAACGACGCGAACACGAGCGCGGAACAGCTCATGGAGGCACTCGTTAAGACGGGCGGTGCATCAAGAACATTAGGCGCAGACTTGGACGATACCATCACGGCGCTGGACGTGCTCGCAAACAATGGTAAAAAAGGTGAGGAAGCCGGTACTGCACTCAATTCTATTTTTGTAAGGCTTGCAGGAAACTCGCAGGCAATTAAGGAACTTGGAAACCTTGGCGTAGATATCTGGGACGATGACGGAAATTTCATCGGGCTGGAAGAGGCACTTATTGCCATTAACGGCGCAATGGACGACCTGACGGATGAAGACAAGGCAAAAAGCCTAAAGAACATCGCAGGAACGCACTACTACTCCCAGATGGCATATCTACTCGATGCGGTCAACGAGACGGTCGACGCGGAGGGAAACGTAACCTCGGCATGGGATTCGCTGGAATCGCAGATTACGGACAGCAACAATGCGCTGGACACGATGTACGGCATTACCACGGACACGCTGGAGAATGCAGAAAAGCGGCTACAGTCTGCCGTGGAGGATATGCAGATCCAGGTCGTGGACGTGTTCTCCGACGATGCGAAGGAATTTGTCGGCTGGCTTGCGGACAAGCTGCCGGAGGCGACGGATTCCATCGTGGCATTCGCGGAGGCACACAAGGGCGAATTTGCGGACGCGCTGGAAGATTTGGGTGACGGTATCGTATGGATGTGGGACAACGGCATTGCGGCGGGACAGTGGATCATCAAGAACCGGAGCGCGATTGTCGGGGCATTAAAGGGTTTTGCAGTCGGATTCGTGGCGATTAAGGCGGCGCTTGCAGGAATCAATATCATCGAGTTCTTTTCCAACCCGCTGACGGCGGCAATCGCAGTCGCGGGGCTTGCGGTGACGGCTATCGGAGCAGTCGCGGGAGCCATCGAGGATGCGGGACGCGCGGCGGTGGGAGCGAACCTTGCGGAGCACTTCGGGAATATCTCACTGTCCATGGAGGAAACGGACAAGATCGCAAGACAGCTTATCGGGGAAGACCTGATCACCATCGCGGAAACGTTAGAGGATGCACTGTCGGAATCCGACTCAACGTTCAGCCAGATGAACGCGCTGTATGAGACGCTGGAAAAGGACGACTGGAAAATTCAGATGGGATTCGACATGGACGAAGATACGTACAAGTCGGACATTCAAACCTATGTCGATACAGTGCAGCAGTATGTGGTTGACAAGGGATATGCGGTACACGTCGCGACAACGCTGCTCGACGGGAATAGCTCGGAAATCGATATCGCAAACAGCAAGTACTACTCACAGCTCGACAGTGAGCTTACGCAGCTTGAGCAGCAGATACAGAACCGCATGAAGTACCTTGAATTTCAAGGCTTAGATATCGACACCGACAAGTATGTTCAGGAATATCTGGCGGCGGTTAAAGAGATTCAGGACAAGGTCAGCGCGGCGGAGAACCAGGCACAGCTCGACGCGATATCATTGAAGTACTCATTGACCGACATGGATGCGGATTCCTTCACACAGTTAGAGGCGGATTTGTCGGATTACGCGGATACCGTAAGCCAATCAGCAAGGGAGGCGTATGCGGCAGCAGAGGCGACCCTGAACCAAAGGTTGGCGAGCGAGGAAGGTTACACGCAGGAACAGTACAACCAAGACGTAAAAACACTGGAAGACGAGTACTACAAGCAGATTGCGGACGTGAATACGCAGGTAGGGCAGCAACTTGTCGACGCGATTCAGGAGGCGTACCCGGAACTCGGGACGGCGATGGGACAGTATGAGGACACATTAAACAGCGTCATCGAGCAGTACTTAAACGGAGGAATCGACGAAAGTTTTTGGACTAACACGGAAGGAACGACATGGGATGCCATGGCGAGTGCGCTGTTCGAGAATATCGACCAGCTCATCGGAGACGAGGACACGAAGAAAGCACTCCAGAACCTGCAGGAGGGAATGGACCCGATCGTCGAGACACTGCGCAAGGAAATGGATCTGATGGCGGAAGCAGGAGGAAATGAGGAAGCTGTCGAAAATATCAAAAGTTTCCTCTCTGTGTATGATGAAATCTCCTCACTGGCAGGAACGAACGATTATAACATCCTCGAAGATACCGGAGCACTTATCGAACAGAATGAAAATGCCCTTGATTTTATCGGAAATCTGGGACTGAATCCGGAGAATCTGTTCAGCGAGGAGACTGCGGCGGCAATCGAGGCGGAAGTGTACGACCGATATCAGGCAATGGGAGAAGATCTGAAAACACAGATTGAGGACAATCCTATTTCCGCAGAAGTGGATGTGGATGTAACAGCAAAGCTCAATTACACCACGAGCGTCGGCTCCAGCCTGATAGCAGCGGGCGTCAATCTGGGAAGTCTGAATTCGAAATATGGAACGCAATCCGAGACTTCTACATCGGACAAACAAAAGGTTATTGACAAGATGTACCACAACGCGGCAGGCGGCATTTATGACAGACCGATCATCACGACGTTTGCGGAGGAAGGACCGGAGGCGGCGGTGCCGCTGGACGGTTCGGCTCGGGCGAAGAGCCTGTGGATGCAGTCGGGTGAAATCCTTGGGATGTTCGGAGGAACGAGCAGGGACGAGGCGGCACTTGCCGGCATGAGCAAGGCGTCAAATTACGGAAGCACGATGCAGATCGAGTACAAGCCGAACGTGAATATAAGCGGGAACGCCTCGGCAGAGGAAGTGCGGCAGGGGATTTCCATGGGACTTGACGACTTGCGCGCAATGCTTACGGACATCCAGCGCGAGAACAACCGCGTGTCGTTTGCTTAAGGAGGAATCATGGGCGGATATTATTACACAACGAAGCAGGGCGATATGTGGGATTATATCGCGTGGAAGGTGTACGGCGATGAAACGCAGGTGGAATTACTGCTCAATGCGGAGGAGAACCGGACCATCATGGAGGAGTACATCTTCTCCGCAGGGGTGCAGGTGTGGTGCCCGGAGCTGGACGAGCAGGAAGCGGAGAATGACGTAGCCCCTTGGAGAGATACGGAGTAACAAATGGAAGTGCGGCGCTGCCAAAAAGCAGCAAAGGGCAGCAGTAAACTGCAAAGAACGGCAATAACCAACAAAGCGCAGCAGTTGCACCGGTGCAACAGGAGGAAACCATGGAGGCAATGCGGTCGAAGCTGATCGTCAAATACAATGGCGTGGACGCGACGGACACGATATCGGATGACAGCGAATCTTTTTCATGGAAAGACAATGCGGACGGGAGCGCGGACACGGTGACGGTCACGCTCAATAACCAGACGCAGAAATGGATGAACGGTTATTTTCCGTCAGACAAGGACACGTTCAAGGCGTGGATTCAGACAAGCGAGTGGGCGGTGGACAAGAAGGACGGGAAACTGTACTGCGGTTCGTTTTCCGTCGATTCCCTTTCCTTTTCCGGATTCCCGGAGACGCTGTCTTTATCCGGAATCTCGATGCCGACGAACAACAATTTTTCCGTCCGGCAGAAGAATAAGACGTGGAGCAAGACGACGCTTAAGACCATATTAAGCGATATCGCGAAAAATGCGGGAATCGAGCTTTCCTTTGATGCAACCGATGTCAGCATCGACGAGGCAAAGCAGACGGGAAAGACAGACCTTTCGTTTGCATATTCACTGTGCAGCGAGTACGACATCGGGATGAAGCTGTATAACAAGAAGATTGTCGCGTATGACAAGACAAGGTACGAGAAGAAGGACGCGAGGTACACCATCAAGCGGACAGACCTCGGAGGAAGCGGCGCGTACAGCATCACAAGACAGGTGACAGACCGTTACGACAGCGTGAAAATCCAGTACACGAACGGCAGCGGCGATACGCTCACCTACGAGTACACGGCACCCGGGGAATCCGGGAGACGGCAGATGTACATCACGACGAAGGCGGAATCCCTAAGCGATGCGGAGAAAAAAGCAAAGGCGAAGCTGAGGGAGAACCGCAGGAACAGCCAGACGGTGACGCTAAAGCTGATGGGAAGCGCGAAATATGCGGCGGCGGAGTGCTTTCAATTATCGGGATTCGGGGAGCTGGACGGGAAGTATTTTGCGGACACGGTGACACATTCAAAGTCCGGAGGGAAGTACACCGTAACCATCACGGCACACCTTACGGTCACGGATTTTTAGGAGGAGTTATGGCACGTTTATTTTATGCAAAAATATCTTCCGTTCAGAGCGCGAAGCGGACGGCGGATGTGGCAATCCCGGAGCGGGAAAATCAGGTCTTCCGGAAAGTTCCGATACTGGCGACCGTGACCACACTCCCGGAGCCGGGGGACATGGTCGCAGTACTCATTGAGGAAGAGGACGGACAGCCCGGAAAGGGAGTTATCCTCGGAAAGATGTGGAGGTAGGAGATGGCAAGCGTTGGAACATACGGAGACGTCAGCTTTTATTGCAAGACGGTAAAAAAGAAGAATAAAGTATTGTCGTTCCACGACCTGACGCGGAGCGGAAGCGCGACCTACTCGGAGCATGAGCGGAATGGGAAGAAGGCGTATCTGGAATTTGGTGCGGACGGGCTGGACGAACTGTCGCTCACCATCGAGGCGAGCGCGGCGTATGGCGTGAAACCGCTTGCCGTGGAGAAGAAACTGTATACGGCGAAGTCAAAAGGGACGGCGGCACAGTTTGTCATCGGCGGGAAGAAGGTCGGGAAGAATCCGTTTGTGATCACGGCAATCGAGGAGACATACAAGACCATCTATGCGGACGGACGACCGGTTGCCATCGGATTTTCGCTGACGCTGAAAGAGTACCCGAACAAGACCGCAAAGAGCACAAAAAAGAAGAACACGACCACGAAGAAAAAAGCCGCCACGTCAAAAGA